ATTAATTAAATATAAATATTATGACAAAAGACGAACTTAAGCATACTCTTTCAAAATATGATTTAACAGATGATGTTATACAAAGACTTTCCTTATTATTAGAACGTACGGTTAAAGGTAACAATGATACATACGTTTCACCCATAGTGAATAATGTTGATCCAGTTGTTCTTTCAAAAGAATTAAATAGTTTAATTTTGAATAATCGTCACTTAGTCAATGATGTTTTATTTAATATGGAGAAATCTAATGAAGAGAAACTAGGCTCTAGATCCATTGCAATACCTTATAGTAGCCGACGTGAGGGTATGAACTCTTACTTTTCAAAAGAAAAAGAAGTAGATTATTCAAATTTATTTCAAACACATTTACTGAAAGGATCTAAAACATTAAGACCTTTAACAGCATCAATTGCAATTCAAAAGCTTAAGAGTAATACAAATTCAGGTTTACCCTTTTATACCAAGAAAGGTTTAGTTAAAGATAAAGTTCTACAAAATTTTGACTATTATCTGAAAATGGAATATCCATGTGTATTATTTACCAGAACACAAGAAGCGCTAAAGACACGTAATGTATGGGGATTTCCAATTGCGGATACTCTACAAGAAATGAGATTCTATAGACCTCTTCTTGATAAACAAAAGCTTTTACAATGGCGATCGGCATTAGCAGGGCCAGATGCAGTAAATGTGCAAATTACTGATTTGATACTAACAGCAATCAAATCTAAGCTAACACTAGTTTCCGTTGACTTTAGTGCTTATGACGCTTCTGTCAAATATGGAATTCAGAAGGAATGCTTTAAATATATAAAAGCTCTATTCCAAGATGCTTATGGTAATGAAATAGATAATATATTTCATAGATTTAATTCAATTGGGATTTTAACTCCTGATGGTATTTTATCCGGTAGCCATGGTGTCCCTTCTGGTTCGACTTTCACCAATGAGGTTGATTCAATTGCCCAATATTTAGTAGCTAAAACTGTTGAAGGTGTTAATGATAATCTAATTAGCATCCAAGGCGATGATGGTGTTTATGCTATACCTGATGATGTAGTAGAAAAGCTATACCAAGCTTTCATCAAATATGGACTAAATATTAATAAGGAAAAGGGATCTGAAGCCAAAGATTATGTAATATATTTACAAAATCTCTTTCATATTGATTATATAAAAGATGGCTTAATTGGCGGTATTTACCCTCTTAATCGTGCACTTAATAGGATAATATATCAGGAACGCTGGAACGACTTTGAAAAGTATGGTTTGGAT